ACACTTGGCTTGCTGATCTTTTGCTAGATGGAAATATCGAATATACTCGTCATAGTATTCAGTGAGTTCCACGCAGATAATCTTTCATATTTTCAAGAGTCATCGTTACGTTACGAAAGTCATTCCACTTTCTGTTACGCATCGAAGGATGACCGATCTTGAGGTGATCTATGCCAAGCTTGTCGAGTACCTTCGAAGGAAAGTTGCCGAGAGCAATCACCTTCTTGTCTCTAAACTTGCTTAGCTTAGTATTTATATCCTCAAGATTGACGTTCGCCATCTTCGGCTCTGCGTCGAGAATATCAGGAATGACGTTGTGAAAATCGTATGCGTATTGACCTACGATGTTCATCCAGTTCTTCAGCCTCCAGTATGTGTCAGATCTCGAACGAACATCGTTACTTGACGGGCACAGACCAACGACCACGACATCATCACTGATCTCATGGCCTACCAAAGTCGAATAATATAAAACGTCTTTCATTACTTTACCTTATCAAAGTGTCTTTCGTACACGTGAAGACTACCAACATGCCAGATAATCTTCGTGCCTATGATGTTGAGTTCTGCTGCTAACTTATCAATAACATGCTTTTGCCACGCATAATCATTGCGATATCCGAAGACGACGTCATTCGAACGCATCTGTACAATCGCAATCAGTTCTCCATCACGAATCATATATTGAACTGCATTGGTGCACATGAAGTCAGACATACCATTGAAGTTATAGTCGTACCACATCGTAGGACGAGTGTAGATCATCACAGCACGACGACTGTTTGGATTATCACGAAGTTCTTTCAGAACATGATTATATTGATCGAAGTTATCTTCATGCCAGATAGCCCAACCATAATTCGAGTTAATGTAACCGTACTTGTCAGCAACCTGCTGCCAAATTGCAGGAGTCTTGCCAGGAATATCGTTGATACTGAGTGACATCGACTGATACCATTGAAGTTCGCGCTCGACATACTCTTCATTGACTTCACCGAAGATGGTTGGTTCATCAGCTTCGAAAGTAGCACCAATCATCTCGATGGTCTTGACACCAGTCTTGTCAGTGACATAATGATCGTCGAGAAGTTCGTTGATGAAGTGTTTACGAATATCTTCAACCTTCAACATTCTTCATCGCTCCTACTGGACGGTTGAGGAAGTCACGATCAGATGATTGACCGTCCATCTTGCCACGACAATAGGATACTACGAACGATGCGTAGTTGATCAGATCCATTGCCGAATCTTCGATCGATTCGAAGTTAGGCTTGTACGTAGGATCTTTTTCCATGGCTTCGATGACAGACTGCATACGCAGAGTCTTGGCATAGATGAGATCAGTGATGGTTGCTACGCCACGAGGATAGTAGTCAGCTTGACGAATGCGACTCGCATCATTCTGATAGTCTTTTGACTTCTTCAGCTGAACTTCAGCACATTCTTGGAGGACTCGGATTGATTCTCGTTCTTTAGACATTTGTAACCTCTTCAAAATTAAAACGACCGTTTACTATTTTTGTCAAAGCTTCTTCAGCAGAAACAATTCCTAGGATAGTATACCTAATTTCTTGATTTAAGTACAACTGTTTATAGCCGTCTGTCCATTTCCAGACAACTAAATGCTTGATCTTACCATCAGCAATCTGCTTTTGAATATAAGAACTAACCTTTACACCTTCTTTCGAATACATCTTATAGTCGAGATTACCATATACTTCGTGAGTGGTATCGTATTCATAACCTTCGTACATCGCTTGCATAGGATCAGTAATACTTTGGTGCCATTCGACAAACTCGGCATCCCATTGAAAATACGGGTTTACATCTGTACGATCATCTTCATCAATACGTTCTTGACGCCTATCAATAAAATCTTGAAGGACAGTAGCGGTATAAGTTTTAATCATTATATAATTTCACACTTCCAATTCGGAAACTTACCACGTTTATCTCGAGTGCACCTGTTCTTAACAGTCATTAAGCCAACATTATGGGCCAGTGCAGCATCAGTAAGTGTACTATACTGAATATCATCAATAATGTACATAGTAATTTTCTTCTTAACCATTATAATCTTAGCTGCTTCATATTCGGCTTGTTGTACAGGTTTTGGCTTTAGAAGGGCGTGCGTGTCGTGCTTCTTAAGCTCAGTATTTTCTGTTGAAGTAACCTGATGGCAACGTGATCGAGAAGCAATAATATACGCAAGACGCTTTATCGATGCACCTCGAAGGGCGTATCGATAAAGCAAAATGCCAGAAGATTTACGACCGAAGTAATGGTCGTCGGTAGGAGTCTTAGATGAATTTAAAGCTTCGACTGAAATATATCCAGAATGCCGAACAGGATTACGGAAAATCCACTCGGCTAGAATGCCAGAATATTCATCCATGACATCTTCATCTTCAGCAATGCCATCAGCAATGAGACCGTTCACGTTTGCGCGAATCATGCGCGCGGAACGGAGGTTACGTTCCCACTTTTGTTGCTGAGATAGTTTCTTTCCCATTACAGTACCTTTCCGTCAAGGGTGAAGAAGGCACGACCGAGATCGTCCTTGTCGAACACTAAGATCTCATCGTTCATGAGGATCTGCAGAGGTGCTTCACCTTGAGCATTGTAGGCTCCACCGAGGCGAGCGAAGTACTCTTCGACGGTGTAATGTTTGATCAGAGTCTTGATGAACTTGGCTTTGGTTACCGGTCCGCGATGTTTGAAGCGAGCGACAAACCTGAGGTCTTGGCAGGAGTCGTCGGCGGGAGGCTGGTAAAAAACATAATCTCCACTAACGACTAAATTTTGTTTTGTAAAAGCAGTCATGATCATTTCCTTCTTGATTATAGGTCCACTATACCAAGAATTGGATTAATTGTACATGTTTATTTTCGAAACAAAACTATTTTTTGAGTTTTGTGAGCAGTCCATGGTTGTCAGCATGGCTTGGGGCCTTCCAACCTGCGGGCTTGATCAAATCTGGAAGACCGAGAGGATTCGGCCGTTCTGGTTTGATACCAACCTCCTTTGAAAGGTTTGCGCGTAGAACACGATTCCAGGCCTCATACGAATCGATGCCCATCGAATCGAGAGTGCCGATAGCCACAACACAAAGGTCGATCAGACCATCGACGATTTCCTCGGCTTCATTGGCGTTCACCGCATTCTTTGTTTCAGTCAGTTCTTCGTCGAGGAACGACATACGAAATTGAAGGTACTGTTTGAGTTTCTCAACATCAAAATCTTGAACCTTCTCATTGACACCGTAATACCGATGCATATCAGAAATATCTTCAACCCAATTTTCACTCATGCTTTTAACCACTCCATCATTTGTTGTACTTCTAAAGATAACTCATTTTTTGGTTTAAGTACACCGTTTTTTCGGTTTATTTTCGCTGCTAACTTTTTTGCTTGCTCCATATGATATGTATTCGCTCGCTTGGTATGCAAGATTCCATTCAAATGGTCGAGTTCATGCTGAAACACTCGAGCAGTAATACCATCAAACTTCTTCGTTTCGGTCGTACCATCAGGATGTGTAAAGCGAACCTTGATAAACTTCGGTCGCTTGATCTTCACGAAGAGATTTGGATACGACAAGCATCCTTCTTCGAGTGTCACCGTCTCAGATGATACGTCGATGATCTTCGGGTTGATAACACCGATCACGTTCTCTGCTCTCATCACAAACATACGAGTACGTACACCAATCTGATTGGCCGAGAGTCCCATACCTTCAGCATCGATCATCGTCTCAGCAAGATCGTTGTAAAGTTCGACTGGATTGATGATAGGATTATCGAAGTCAAACTTCGGCATCTCTTCCTTCAGAAGAGGATCTGTATGCATTAAAATATCTCTGATCATTTGATAATCCTATTATCTATGATTGCAAGCCACCGGTTCATGCTGCAATCCGACTGAAGTTTTTATGCTTCTCAAACTTGATTACGCTATGGAACTTATCATACAGCTGATCACCCTTATGACTAATCACAAAAGTGTTCGTATCTTGTGTAAGACCTTCGAGAATCTTCATGAATTCTTCTGTTCCTCCGACGTCGAGCGAAGAGTCGAAGACTTCATCCATGAGGAGGAGGTTAGTACTAGCACTATTACGGAGCTTAGCAATAGCCCGCCAGGTAAACATAAGGCTAAGATCAATACGCATTTTTTCGCCCTCGGAGAAAGAGGCATAGCTGAAATCATCTCTGTAACGCGATTTAATAGTTTCATTAAAATTTTCATCCAATTCAAACTGAACAAAGAAGTCCATGGCTGCAAGATATTTGTTGATGAGCTTATTCATGACGGGAACATACTGCTTAATGATCTTCGTCTTGATACCTGTATCCTTGAGTAGAACACCTGCGACTTCAAGAACCGAACGATGATGTGTGAGTTCTTCTTTGCGAGCCTTCGTATTCTTGAGTTCAGTTTTAAAAGTATCAACATCATCATTACTTGTATCGATCGCAAGCGTATTGTTACGAATCGATTCGATCTCTGCGCTGAGAGTCTTAATCGAATTCTGCCAAGAACGAATGTCTGCATTATGACCAGTGATTTGTGTATTGTAAGAAGTAATCTGTGTGTTGATATCGGCGATCTCGTTCAATCGGGTTTCGATGTTTTGCATCTGCTTCTCGATCTCGGCCATGGCGTCTTCGATCTCACTCGTCTTATTTGTACGACTACTAATCCATTCTTCTTTAAAACCATGATCGATACCTTGACGGCATGTCGGACAGTTATCATGGTCGTGAAAGAACAAGATTTCTTTCTTAAACTTACGAATCTTATTCTCGAGATCAGTTTCCATCTGTCGTAGCTTGAGCTTACGCTTCGATACCTTGTCATGATCTTCGATCTGTGCGCTGAGAGATAGGATACTATTAGATACTGCCTGGATAGCAACTTCAGTCTCTTCTACACGATCTTCGAGTTCTTCAATCATACCTTGCTTGGCTTTAATCAACTCGTCATTATTGGTACGAAGAGAAACGATGTGCTTCTCTGCCAATTCAATCTTATTCTCGATCAAGTTAATCTTATGATCAGACTCATGGAGTTCATTTCGATTCTCAATGACCTTCTCTTTCAAAAGAGTGTTCATCGTACTAAAGATCTGAATGTCCAGAAGATCTTCAATGACTTCTCTTCGCCCATGAGCTGGGAGCTGCATAAAGGGCAAATAGTTTGCAGAGCCTAATACTACGATTTGGCTGAAGGATTTAAAACTTAATTTCAATACCTGCTTCTCAAAGTAATCTTGATAATCTTTATTGGAGCTATTTTGATTTAATAGTACACCATTTTGATAGATCTCGAATAGGTTAGGTCGTATACCTCTTTTTACAAGAAAAGCGTTTTTTCCTATCAAGAACTCACATTCGACCAAAAGGTTCTTATTTGTCATCGAATTAACAAGCTGAGGCTTATTGATGTTACGGAAAGCTTTACCATACAAGACATAAGAAAGCGCATCCAAGATCGTCGACTTGCCTGCACCATTTTCACCGAGAATGAGTGTCGACTTGCTGCGATCCAATTGGATCTCAGTCATTTGATTTCCAGTCGACAGAAGATTCTGCCATCGGAGTTTGTTAAAATAAATCATGATTACTCCACGCTTAAAGCTTCACCATACAGCGTTGTTAAGAAATTGTACAATCTTTTTTTATCCACTGGAGTTTCCCATTGGTCGACTACCTTGGTGAGGATTGTGAGTGTATCTTCCGCTTCATTGACAATATCACGGTCATCTTCCAGTTGAAGATTAAGATTGTCTTCGACCACCTGTATGTCAAGAGCACCTGCCTTTTCGAGCTTATCAATATATGTATCGAACCAGAAAGGATTGTTCTTATTCTTGACAATCACTTTGATATAATTACCCTTGACCGAACTAAAATCTAACTTGTGAATCGATTCGAAGTTGGGCCATTTGGCATCATCATAGAACCACTTCTGAAACATCGTATAAGGATTCTGTATGAATGTTAGCTCACGAGTGTCTGTGTCAAATATATGAAAACCCCTTGGATCATCATAATCAGACCAAGACATTTCGTAGGGTGCGCCAAGATAATTGATATTACCACGCGTGGACTTATGATGCAAATGCCCACTACACACGACATCAAACTTATCAAACATGCTAGCGCTAAATCCATGATCATTCACTGCACCCTTATACATCTCGAAGCCAGCAAGCTCAAGATGCCCAAATAAAACCTGCGCAGAAGTCTTATCGATAAACTCCATGCTTTCATCGTAGTTGCCAGAACAAATCCAAGGAAGTACGGCGATATTCAAGCCGTCGATATCGACTTCTGTTGGATCTGAGTAATAATGAATGTTATACGTCGAGTGATCAAACAACTCGCGCATCGAATTCACTTCGTTGGTATTCTTAAAAGAAGTATCATGGTTACCAATGATCACGTCTAATCGAATGTCGGAAGTATCACAGTATTCGACGAATCGCCGTAAATTTCTCGCTGTGACAAAGTTGATATACTTTCGTCTATCGACAATATCGCCCAAATGAAAAATGCGGCTAATACCATTAGTAGAAAGATACGGGAAAAAGTAGTCATAATAAAACCTATTAAAATATTCTGCGAAGGCCGCAGAATCTCCGCGTGCACCCCAATGGGTATCCGTGATCAAAGCAATTTTCATTTAAAAATCTTCTTCTTATCACTATGATATTCACGTAAAGACATATCCGCAAAATCGCGAATCAGTTCCATGATCATCATGTAGTTATACCGAATGTGTTCAGGCGTTTTTTCATTCAGCATGTTTTCTCTGATCTGTTGAACCAGAACTGGAACATTATCCTTCATCTTCTTCGTCCTCAATAAACTTCTCTACGCCTTTCTTTTCGACTGGCTTTGGTGGTTTCTTTGCTTCAAACTTCTCTACTAATTCGCCAAGCTTTTCTGAGACATTGACAAATGCTGCATTAAAGTGTGATCGATCTTCTGGTGCCATATCCACGAGTGTATTCATGATCATACTATTCTCAAAAGCTTTATGCTTGATGTATGTGTGCTTCTTTTCTTTTTGAATTCGACGCAAGAATGCATAGTAAATGATCTGTGTAAAGTAAGCGAATGGATTCGAAGATTTTTCTGGATTGAAGTTATGAATGTATGTCAGACAGTTCTCAATACCATCTCCTACCATTTCTTCACGATACGAGTATCCGATAAAGTTAGGTCGAGTTGAAAGGCGCTGCGCAATCAACATAATGCATTTGCCTACATAATTTGGAATAGCTGGTCTCGGTTCACCATTCTTCTTCGCTTCTTGACAAGAATTCCAGAACTTGACCATCTCAGTGTAGAATAGTTTATTATCGATATAATGGGTAGTCGATTTCTTTTTAATCATCATTCAACCTTCTCAATTTATTGTACTTTTTCCTACGAGTCTTTGTGTCAAGAGAGATTGCAATTTACGCTCCATCTCATCCATACCCTCGAGGGTTTGTTTTAGACTTTCATCATTCTCACGTTTGGCCGTAAATTCGGAAAGTCGACTATAATATTCTTCCATTCTATCTGAAGGATTATAGTTATACAATACAGCATTTTTCTTTATATGTACACAGTTATCTTTCGAAAATGCTAACAAATAATCCATACGAATACCAGAACTTTCATTTGAGTCATCGATAATTTCCATTAGGAATGGATGCGTAATAATATATTCGTTTTGATTTTCTTCAACTTTTCCGATAAGAACTTCGCCGCTAATAAGATGTGTTACTTTTATCATATTAAACTTTCACATTATAAATTTCGTAGTCAAACTGCTCTGCATCATAAATCTTCGTACGTTCAATAAAGTGAAGAAGAGTAAAGTTTTGATGAGATTTATAAGAGAGATTGTCGACAATATCATAAAGCACAGCTTGTTCTTTTGATTCATGTATCCGAAGCATGCGACCGATAGACTGTAGAACTTTAATCTTCGATTTCGATGGAGAAGCGGCGATCATATGATGTAACCGATTGATACTAACTCCAGTCGATGTAGTACCGAGCGATGCGAGGAGAATGGCATTTTCTTCTTCTTCGATCGCCTTTCGTATCGATTCTCGAGTATCACCGCTGACAGAACCATCAATATAAAAAACGTTATGATTTGTACTTTTAGTGATGAGATCATAAAGTATTTTGCCATGATCCACGATTCGAAAGAAAACAAGTTTATTACCTTTTAACGAGAGACTGAGATTGCGAATAAATTTATTTCGAGCGTCGCAATTGATGAGGAAATCGATCTCTTCTTGGTATGTCTTTCCTTTGACTGCATGGCTAGTTGATTCATCATACTTGAGAACGATGCACTTAATTTTGAGTTTCGATACGTATCCTTGGTCCATAAGATCTTTTGTACTGACGGCTTTATACTTTGGACCGAAGAGACCTTCGATTGTTGTCTCGTTAAGAGGTGTACCATCGAGAGTTCCAGTAGTACCAAAGCGATACTTGCAACCAGTAAGACTGCTAAGAATTTGTATAAGCGAAGTCGCTTTTGCTCCGTGAGCCTCATCTCCGAAGACGACTCCGAACTGTTGATACCAAGGTTTTGGCATCTTATTCTTACCATTGTTCAATGACTGCCACGTCGTCACGACCATATCACATTCAATATCATTCGACTTACTCAAACCTTGAGTCGACATATGAATATCACCCGTATATCCATAATCTCGAAAGTCACTCTCCATCTGATTGACGAGACCGATGGTAGGAACAATGATCAAAGCTTTATGCTTTTGATACCATCTCATTAGAATGTAGATCATCAGAGATTTACCAGAAGAAGTTGGAGATACCAACGTTCTTCGATTCGATCGAATACATTTCAAGATAGAATCGAACTGATAATCTCTGATGGTATACTTTTCAGGAATTCCAAGAGTATATATGAATTCTCTGAGCTCGTGCTCAGAAACACCATCATAGTACAACTGCTCGTCAAACGAGAACGTGTAGTTTCGAGCATCGCAGAATTTCTTGATATGTCTTGCTAATCCAGCGTATACCTGTCCGGTCAGATTATTAATAAGACGAATCTTACCATCCCACATTCTCGCTCGATATTTTGGATGGAACTTATAATTCTCTGCATAGAACGTGAACTCGTCTGCCAATTCCATGACAGTCGATGGTTCTGCCTCCACTTTGACGTGAACATTATTAATAAATTTAAGGTGCACTGAACTCATTAAATACCGACCTTGAAACGTTCCCACTCGATTGCTGCCTTAATATTAAAACCACGAGCAGTGAGAGACTTGATAATGGATTCAAGGAGATCGATCTTCTCGTGCTGAATGCCGAGTTTCAATGATAGATTTACCATATCCGTGTCTGCTTCGATATAGTTATTCACTTCAGATTTGAGTATTTTGCCCTGTGGCGGTAAGCGCCAACCTTTCTCATGAGACTCTTCTGTCGGTCCGAGAGTGTAGAACTCTAACTTTTCAAGTTTCAGTTGCTTGAGTTCGACTTCTTGCTTACGAAGCAGCAGACGCTCATGCGTAAAGATCTTAAAATACTTGTGATGAAGCTTTGGAATGTTGAGCGCCTCGTCGCCGAGCTCAGAGCGATTAATCTGGGAATCTTTTTCCCATTCTGCATAAATGTCATCAATTTTCATAACTCATCCTATAAAACTTCGATATCATACCTTAGATATTTAAACTCTACACTGCATTCTATATAATTGACACTAGTATCTGTGCTATTAAACTCCATATCTCCGATACTGATTGGAAATGCATCATAAAAAGTTATCATAATATTCGAGTTCATGCTACTATTCATAATCTGTAAGTTGAGATCTGAATACAAAGTAGATGCACCGCCAACCTGAGAATTCCGTAAAGTCCTATAACCATCAAAACTAGTAGGCGATGACAAAGCCACCATCCAGTTATAGATCTCGAGATAATCTGTCATATCTTCATTGACTCGAAACGTTAAATCGAGTGGGCTATAAGTCAATTTACCTGTGACTGGAATCGGAACGAACGGAGTTGGACTCTCGCCGTTACTCATCTGTACACCAGGAAAACGAATAGTCTGTACATTGTAACTGATCGCAGGCGCTCGAGCCAAAGTAAACTTATAGCCTAAAGGTGACAGAAAGTTTTTGTTTATATTATTTACGGCTGTCATATCTTTCCTTTGGCTGCAATACCCATTATACACACTATTTATATATTGTACATGCCAAAAAGAAGGGGAGCCTTTCGACTCCCCTTCCAGTTTTTAGGTTGGTTATTCCAACTCTTATTACATCAAGTTGTTAACAAGAACGCGACGATAGTACTTGTTCGAATCTTGCTCAAGAACAGCTGTTGCAGAAGCAGCAGTTGTACCCTTGGCGAATGGATTCGGTGCCATGCCGTAACGTGTCTTGAAGCCAATCTTCGGTTGGAACGAACCTGGATCAACCGCACGAACCATCTGAAGCGGAACATATGGGCAATAGAAGAGACCGGCGTCGAACGGATTCGAACCCTTATAGCCTACTACCAAGAAGTTTGAACCAGCATAAGGATCGATATAGACCTTAATGCGACCGCTGATAACACCAGCAAACGTGTTGCCTGTGTCGTCGATATTCAACGAAGATGTGTTCAATGCAGGAGCGTAATCAAGAACGCCTGCCATCTGAAGTGCCGAAGCAACGTCTGATGAGCAGATGATTACGTTACCCTTACCGCGACGTGTTTGTTTTGCAATCTGATTGCATTCACGTTCGATCTGGAACAGAAGGCCCTTGAACTTTTCAACTGACCAACGACCGTTTGAATCGGTGTCGAGGTCGAAGATACCAGCAGTTGTGGTACCATCGGCTGCACCCTTTTCAGCAGTGATGATGATCGAGCGAACAACTTCACGGTTGATTTCAGCAAGAATTTCTCCCGAAAGGATGTTCGAAAGTTCTGATTCTGCGTCAAGACCGTGAATTGCCTTCAGATCTTGTGCGAGTTCGAGTGTATATTCTGCCTTCAGAGCACGTGTCTTTGCAGATACGGTAACCTTCTCGATTGAGAAGCCCATTTCCGGGAAGATGAAAGTGCTGTTGGCGCCGAGCAATTCAGCCGAACCAACGAGAAGACCCATGGTGTAGTTGTAGAATGTATTGCCAGCGTTATTTGACGAATCAGGAGCTGTACCAACAGTGTTAGCACCAACCGCAGTTGCACCAGCAGCACCGGTGTTTGCAAAAGTAAGACCAGCACCGAGACGCGAAGCGTGACCTGTGTTGGCTTCGTTGTAGAATGCTTCTGCAACACTCGGATCTGACGAGTTAGCATACTGCGAACGCATTGCAAAGATAAGCCCGGTTGGACCGTTCATTGGCTGAACGCCGCAAACATCATAAGCAATTAGATTTGGCATCGAACGACGTACGAGCGAAATCAGTACCGGATCGAAGTTTGCAATATTTCCGCTGCCTACAGTATTGGTAGATTCAGCTTCACCAAGCAATTGCTGTCCGCCACCAGCTTCGCGAAGTGCGCGCTCTGTGTTCTCAAGCACTGTCGCAGTGACAAGGCGCTTGTGAGCATCTTTAATTTCTGGAAGATCCGAGTGCTCGAGCACTGGCTTCCACTTGTTATTTAGTTCCTCAGCTAACATTTTATTCTCCCTTTATCCTTAGGATTAGTTTATTATTTATCAAATTAAAACTTTTTGGTTCTTGAAATCGCGCTGACATAGTTTGCCATTTCGCCAACTGCTACGGGTTTCGTATCTTCACGAAAGCCTTCTGCCGCTTCTTCTGTGATAACGCCAGTGTTGACTTCCTTCCTCTCAGAGAAGTACTTGCTTTTCAAAATGCCGAGTTTCTTTACATAAGACTCAGAATCTGTGAACTCGATACCTTCTGCAAGAGTACGAAGCTTTTCTACTTGTGTAGCAGCAAGACCTTCGGTCACTTCGTCGAATGTCGCTTCCATTGTCGCTTCATCGATCATTGACTGCAGTTCTAGTTGCTTGTTTACAGACTCGTCGAACTTTGTTTCAAGTTCTTCGATCTGTGCCTTTAATTCGCCGACTACATCAAGCTTCTCTTCAGGCACTGTAATGTATGATTCGGCAAACAGATTGTAAAGACCTTCCATGAAGTTCTCTGCAATATCGGCGCGTAATGTGGATTCGACAGCAAGCTTGTTGTCTTCCATCCACGATTCTACTACATAATCGAGATACTGATCGAT